TAATTAACCGTGTCAATTATTTTATTATTTATGGTATTGTTATAATTTACTTTTATAATAACATATAGTACTCTTTTATATTGTTTTTGTAAAATAAACTATTGACAAACTACATAATAAATTATATAATATATACAGATAAAGGGAATGAAAAACCCTGATAGTTATTAAGAGAAAAGGAGCGATGAAAAAATGAAAAAATTATCAGAATTAAAATTGATCGAGCAAGCGTACCTTGCGGGTTACAATTCGCAAGAACAAGCGAACGAATACCAGGCCGCCGCCGTTGACAATGACGGTAATAATTACCTTGTAACATGGATAGAATCAGAAGATTATAACCCGACTGATAACGATGAATCGGCCGCCTGCGATTGGAATAACCCGTATAAAATCATTAAAAATTAAAATAACAATTAAAAAAGCCGGGTATTGCGAGTACCCGGCCACCCATTAAAACTACACCATGCAATTTTTAGGGCTTGTTCTATTATAGCAAGCCTTTGGAAAAAAACAAAGGAGCAAAAAAATGTTAATTAAAAACCTACAGAGTGACCGGAGCGGCCGGGAAGTCCCGAATCAGTACAACATTCAAATTAAAGATATGACTATTTTTCAGTCATATCAAACAGTAATAGCCGCCGTGAAAAATCAAGTATTGTATATCGATAAAGATTTTTATAGCCGGACAACGTCAAAATATCTGAATATCTGGATCCGTGAATTTGCCCGAAATTATACAGAGCGAAAAGAAGTATCAAATAATGAATTATTAGAAGTGCTGGAGGCATAAAAAATGAATAGAACACTTTACACAAAAACAGAAATGCAGATTTTAAGAGCAATTATGACGAAAGCTAATAAAAGAGAGCGTATTTTTATCTGGAAAAGAGAAAACAATATATATGTTAGTTTTAACGGAGCTTGTGAAATAAAAGCATGTTATGAAAAAGAATTCCCCTACAATATAGAATCTGAAATGTTTGAACGGCCAAAAACCGATCCGCTTGAAAAAATACTAAATGAAAAAATAAGTAATGAAATGGACGTGTATTTTTCAACGCCCGACAAAAACGGAATATGTAAAATTTTACCAAATCCGGCCGGAATTGAAAAAATAGGAATTGACGGGAAAAAATCCGCTTTTTTGGGCAAAGATTGCAGGTTCAAATTGTTTGTTTCCGGGAATTGTATATATATTGGCGTATATGCTGCAGATGAATTTATAGGCGTTTTTTGCCCGGTAAACTTAGCTGGACGGGAATTTAATCTGGAAGTCGAAAAATTACTGAAATATTTTGAAACGGTAAAAAAACAAGAGGCATAAAAAATGATAAAATACATAGGCTTATTTGTAACACTATTCATATTTAAGATATTATTAGATATATACTGATTAATTATAAGGCTTGCGGCTTGCGAGCCTTTTTTTATTGCCCGTTTTCCCCCTGCTTTTTTAGGATCCGCCGTATTTTCCACTCTTTGCCCCGTTTTTGATTTTTACAGATTGCTTATATTGCCCTTTTTACGGCTTGTAACTATTCATAAGGTACTACAGCACCCCCGTTTTCTATCGTTTTTTACCACCTTTATCGTCATTTTTTGCATATATAATAAACGCTTTATATTGCCCTTTTTAGCGTGTTTTTATCAAGTCCAATATAATATACTGATTTATTTTACCGCCTTTATATAGCCTATTTTTACCGATTTTTACACCCTATCAAAAATAGTTTAAAATGCCCTTTTTAAGCGTTCTATTTTTCAATGAGTATTTATACCCCCGACACCTTAAAACCCCTTAAAACAGCCGTTTTTAGCAACCGTGATATATTACAGGTTACCTGCCGTATACGGCGTGTATATAGGGATTGTACGGCGTGTATATATGAGTGTGCAACTTGTATATATGAGTGTGCAACTTGTATATAAGCGTGTGCATTGTATATAGAGGCGTGCAACTTGTATATGGGAATTTGTATATATGAGCGTGCAATTTGTCCATAAAGGCGTTTTTAGAGAACTTATACATAAGCATTTGTTAATTATTTGCCCAAACGTTCAAATTCTTGAAATATTGCCCCTTAAACACGTTTTGGTATTTTTTTGAGTATTCAGTCACAAAAAGTATTCAAGGCTTGAAATAAGCCATTTTTCAGCGTGCGTTTTTTGAGTTTCGTGTTTCGGGCGGTTCATTTTCTATTCAGACGGATTTTTCGTTATCTTTTTGATTGTTTCAGATTGTTTTTCAGGTTTCTTTGGATTGCCTTTCAGGTTTCTACGGATTTTCTCTATACGGATATTTGCGGATTGTTTCATGTATCAGTTCACGGATAATTCTTTCAGGTATTCTTAGCTTGTTTTCAGGGGAAAGTATTCATTTCATAGATAAGTATTTACGATATAAATATTTCCGACAAAAATATTCATAGTATAGATAAAGTATTTACATTCTGCATTATTCCCTCTCAAAATATTCACATTCTGAATTATTTTGTCTTAAAACATTCATATCTTAGATATTTTCACGGATTTTTCCCACACAAAAAAGGGTAGATGTCCTCTACCCTCAATTCCCTCTGAATGCCGATTTTCACTTGAATTTACCTTTTTTATCAGTACCTTGAAATTGCACTGAACGGCGTTTTTCACTTGAAATTACTTTTAATTACAGTACCTTAGTTATCGTCACATCAGGGGTATCGCCGTTTACCACTATAGGCGGTAACCATTTAAGGCGTTTATTCTTCCGTTTTTCTCCATAAAGGAATGTATGCCAGTGCGCTCTCCGTACATGCATTACAGGCGTTCTGTGATGTTCACCCTGCGGCTCCGTTTTCCCGTATTTTGCCCTTAGCGCTCTAAGTCGTACCCCGACACTTTCCCCTACATTTAGCAATTCCACCTCACGGGGAATATCCTTGATTTTTCTTGACCGGCGGAAAAAGTGTTTTGTGTCATGCTTGATTTCACTATTAACGGCGGATATGTAGAGAAGTAGATTAACCCACCTACTGATGTTCTCTTTCATGATAACAAAGTATTCTTCCATATCAGCTCTTGCTTGTTCTTCCGTTATGCCCTCTATAAATTTAGAGTTATGAATATCTTCGTTTTTAAATATTTCTATCTGATTGTCTATAATGCTTTCTATTGTTTCTGTGCCATTAGACGGTAATATCAGATAAGCGGTAACAACAGGCCGCCCTTTTTTGTTTATGGGCAAAAATCGCAACTCCGCCTGCGTTTTATGAATGTCCATAAATACAAACACGCCGTCATAATCACTCTCAACGTTAGGTCTTAAATATATGCTATAAGCAGGTAACCGTAGCATGTCTACATTTACGTCTATCGTGTCTTTTGCCTGCGAAAACAATTCCTCTGATAATGTCTTATCAAAGTTATAAATCATCTTTGTTTTCCGCCAACCTGCCATACAAGCCAAAAGGCTCCCGTCTTGTATTTTCTCTGTGTGGGATTTCTTCCCTAAAAAGCCGACTATCTCTATACCTGCCGATATTGGTAGATAGGTAATGTCATGATTCCAGTCTTTAAACTCATTAAATACACGCTCTGCTAATTCCCATGCTTCGGGGTATTCGTAGTTTAGTGTTTTTAAGAGTTTCATCGGCGGTAGATTCTTAACGTCTATCATCGTACACCGTGTAGCCTGTTTTCAACCCTAAGCATCCTATCTACTTCTTTCTTTTCGTAGTTCTTATCAGATACTGCTTCAATCAGGCGTTCCTCTATTTCCTCTGCCGTCATTGGTCTGTTTGTAAAGAAATGGACACTGCCGTCATGGTATTCTTCCCATGAGTTTACATCAGGGAAATAATCACTCCATACGGTTTCACCGTCATAATTAATCTGCATGCGACCGTTCATTCCCGTCAACATTTTTGTTTCTTTTGCTACTTTTCCAAGGTTTTTCATAACACCACCCCTAACGAGAAAAAAGGACGGATTACTCCGCCCGATTTCCCTATATTTTAGCGAGAATAGGGAATTACAACAGGCTATGGAATTAGCCTATCTATATTTTACCATGAAAAAGAAAAAGGGCAAGGATTGCTCCCTGCCCATTTTCCGTAACGCTCGTTAGCTTTACGATTGTTACACTTTCCATTTCATTTCAATCCAACAGGGTATTACCCCCGACAGCAAGAGATTTCTCTCTTGACAACTTCATTATAACACTATTTTCTAAAGTTGCAAGTGTCTAAAAAAGTTAGCATTTATCGGTTCTTTTGATTTCACACCCCTCTTTTTCAAAGGTTATCTCCAACATTTTCTAAAAAAGAGCGGTACTATTTTTTTATCTCCAGCATTTTTCTAAAAACAGTGGTGCTAAGTTCCAATAAAAAAGAGCAGAGATTTCTCCCTGCCCTTTCTTGCCCCGTCAAAACCCGTAACTTGCCACGATGTTAAGAAGAGGACTTAGTCAATCGTCATTGACCTATCTATTCATTATTATAACATGTTGTTAAAAATAACAAAAGGCGGATTTCTCCGCCCGTACAGTTCCCCGTAGAGATTTCTGCACTCTTTCATTATTATATCACCTTACCGCCAAAAGCCCTATTGATATTAATATCCATAGGTTACGTTGCCGTGCTTTCACCTTAATCTTGTGTTCCGCCTCTTGCTCGTACCGCTCTAAGGATATTTCTGCACTCTGCAATGATTGTTTCGTTCTCTCGTTCTGTATTTGTGATTTCCTTATTAAATCGTTTGCTATCTTCAATTCTTTCTCTGCTTGCTCCAGTTGCTCTTTCTGCTTTTTCAAGAGTTTCTGATTGCTTTTGTTGTTCCGTTCGAGCGTTGTTAAGTTCTGTTCTAAGCGGTTCAGCTCGCTCTCGTATATCGTGTACTGCGTTTCTGCCTGTACACAAAAACCACACGGAAATAAGGAAAGAAGCAATAAACACAAGCATAAAAATATCTTCTTTTTTACCATTCATTTTTACCTCATAACGCTAAATTGCCGTCAAAATACTTGCCGTCTATTTCAAGGCTATCTGTATATTGCCATATATCAGCCTCATCGTAGTCGCAAGTGGAATTATATTGTGCTGCCCATACTGCTACATCTAACTGATCCATATATAAAACGTTCGTCAGCCAATCATAGTTAGCATACAAGCCTACATAATCAAACCCCTCTTCCCACATACGGTTAATGAACACGCTACACATGTTAGTCAGTTCCTGCCTGTCAGTGACACCGTGACGTTCTTTGTAGCCGTCAGCATCTTCCATATCGAACCACACGCCCATTTCAAGACTGTTTTCAAGTCCACAATCAAAGATAGTATCTGCTACAAACCGTGCCTCTACGCCTGCCATATCGTCTGATAAAGCGTAGGAATAATGATATACCCCCACTTTCAAGCCTACATCTAACGCTCCATTCACGTTTTCTACAAACCGACTATCTAAATTAAACTTTCCATACCCTATACGGATAATTGCAAATTCAACACCTGCCTCTTTTACTGCTTGCCAATCAATTACCCCGTTATTCTCTGATACGTCTATTCCTCTCATGTTCCTCTCCCTCTTTTTCAAATATGTCGGGTATTTTGTTATGGTCTTTGTCTACAAACATCTTCCCTATACCGACAACTCCGCCTACTGCCCCTGCGGATAATAGCATTGTGATAAATGCTCTTAATTCAGGTTCATTTCCTTTCCCTGCTATCCACCAGTCACATATCGTCATTAAAATATATAAAAAGATACAAAAAATGCATATGACCGCATATAGGATTGCCCAATACATAAGGGGGAAAACAAACTTTCTCTTTATCTTCCCCCATAAGCCTTTTACTTCCATATCCTTACTAACCTCGTAACCTTATTCCATATATGGATAATTTCAGCATCAAGCATGTTCAATTTCTCGATGATACTCGTTACTTCACAAACAATAGGAATAATAGAGAAAACAAAAGAAATTAATAAATCAAACCGCCAGCCTGCAATGACGATGTCAGGTAAAAGGAATGATAAGGCTGAAAATAAAAACAGTGCGGGATATTGCACTGTCATTTTAAGTGTTAATGCATTTCTTAAACCTTTACTCACTAAAAATCTTCTCTTCTCTTTCCCTGCTTCTCCCCACCCGAACCATATAACCGTCAAGATGTAGTTTAACGCCGTTTTTCGTTTTCTCGTTGCTCTTAGGTAGTTATTACACTCAATGATTATTCTTAACAGTACGTCTGTCATTAATAAGGCTATTGTGAAAAAGATACAACCCGTTATGTCGGTCAGTGACTGCGTGGGAATTTCAGGAAACAAAATGGTAAACTCTAACATCATTCGCTCCCTCTATCATTTCAAATATTTCACACATTATTTTTACTCCAACAAAAAAGCACCCTTGCGAATGCTTATATACTAATCAGACTATTAATTAATTCCATAAGCATCTCCCTACCCTGGACTGACTATTAATTTAAACGGCGTATTTTTTGCATATTTTTTAATGGTTTCTATTCCGTCACGACCAACATCACAACCGGAGGCAAAACTATAATTGTACGTAAAGGTGGCGTTTAAGCCTTCGAATTCCATATGGATTGTACCAGTCCAGGGTTCAATTAAATATAAAACAATGTGTGTATTTGATTCGCCGAGAACTTTTTCCATAGTGTCCAATGTTACCCCACTTATTGTTTGCGGTTTTGGATTAATCAAAATAAATTTAAATTCTTCGGGGTCATCATTATTTTCTTCTGTATATTCAAAAGTTACAGATGTTGCCATTGTATTCTGTACATAGAGTTTTCTGCCGTCAGGTTTTATCACATACATATGAGTACTTAGTCCACCGTCTAATTTTGCATAATAGGTAGTCCCTGCTTTCTCTACACTCAAGCGGTCATTCCCTGCTTGTGCTTTATCTTCGGTCAGTTCTGCATACTCTGTTTCCCCGTTCGGTCGTGTAATTACTATTCTTGCCATATCACTCTACCCCCATTTCTATCTCATCAATTTTTATATGGTCTGCTTCAATTAAAATGCTACCCTTTGGTAATTCTTTTTCCTTAATAACTAATTTCTCTAAATATTTATATTTTATTTCAGGTTTAATATTGAATAGCCAACAAATAAATTTTTTCATCACTCCACCCCTATCTTTGCACCGTTCGGTAATTTAATAGTATTCACATCAAAGATATCAGCTCTTGTTGCATAATCGCCCTTTGCTTGATATCTCCGGTCACTTTCTGATTTCGTGTATACATCGGCTTTCTGTGCCTTGCCCATAAGTGCGTTCTCCACCGTGCCTTTATCAGCTTTGGTAGAGATTTCAGTAACGATAGTACCTATCTTGTCTTTGTTCTCTGTCAGTGCTGTAGCAATTTCGCCCAATGTATCTAATGCTTCAGGGGCTGTGCCGACTACGTGTTTTATCCTGCCGTCTACATAAGCCGTTGTCGCAAGTCCCACTAATGACGATTTGCTCGCAAACCCACTTGTCGCATTGGTAAATTCATCACGACTTACAAAATTAGAAGTGTCTACGCTTGATTTTTGCTCATATAGACACTCTAAGTTATTCATTACATAGTCTATCCACCCGTCATTCTGCTTGTTGGATAGTGCTGTATTCTTGCCGTACGCTCCGTTATTGACGATGTTGTCGTTCTCATCACGGATTTCTGCATGTTGGAACGTCTGCTTTCTCATGTTTCACCTCAATATCCTGTTACATCAATAAATAAAATACAAGTTGACCGCATAACCCCCGACGGAAAATCTGTCGGTGGTGTGAAAAGTACGCTATCTACAAGCCATTCCGATTTAATTATATTGCTTGCTCTCCAATTTAGTTTAAGTGTACTTCCCGTTGCTGCTTGCGGTGTCCACGTTACGGCTTCGTGCATGGAAAACATAACGGCAGCCACCTTTTTACATGGAAACGCTGTTTCGGGCATTGTTTCTTTTAATGCTTCCTCTTCTAGTAATAGTTCTGTTTTAAGGTAACTGCCGACAACTCTCATGTATAAACTTTTGCTGTTAAATACAAGTTCTTTTGTGTCAGGATCCCAAATAAATAAACCTGCACCCGTTGTGTCATAACTTTGCTCTTCGGTAAATATATAAACCGTAACGTATTTTTTAACATCTGACGGCGTTAAGGGTACGGTTCTTAGTGTATGAATCATTAATATCATTCTCCCTTTTTTCGCTTGTGCCGTTATATAATACTCAGTATTACTGCAAAAAACTGCGGGAATATAATTCATATTGAAATCAAGATAATAATATGCATATTTCCAATTATCCCCCGCATTTACAACGTTTATTTTGTCAGGTAATTCTAACACCTTTAAAAGTCTTAAGTTTTTGTATTTATTATTAATAATAATTTTTTTATTGTTATTGTAAATTTTTAAGAAATTAATAAGTGCCATAATAAACCCTCTGTACTTTGCTCTTGTCAAAATCCATACGATAAGCCCAACTGATTTGATTTCCTTTTATTTCCAGTGTTAGTGGTGTGGCTTTTTCCCCTTCAGGAACAAAAAACACAAACAAATTGTCGTTATTTTCAATGTATACCGTTCTGCCCCCTGTAGGCGTGTCTGCAATAAAACTGCCAAGAATCCGTGTGAGTGAATCGGTAATATCAAGTACCACCCCCTTTTCGGGATGATAAATTCTTAGTCCTACGGTCATTCTCTTAATACCCCCAATGCAATAACCCTGAAATTGTTTTCATCAAATATTTCAAGCAAGTCAGGTTTCAACGCCATTCTCGCCCCCTCTGCACTTCCGATTGTCATTTTATCTGTAGTGACTGCTCCCGATTTTATTTTTTCTGTAGTTATCGATTCCGCCGCTATTTTATCTGCGGTAATGGATTTTGCCGACAACATTCTATTAACAATAACATTATTATCAAATAACGTATCACCTGTGACGTGTACAAATTTACCGTCAATCTTAATGGATTCAGGGGACAAGTTGATTTGACCGATTAAGTTCGCTTTGTCGGCTTTTCCGTCAAGCTGTCTTGTCACTCTTAGATTGATAGTATCGTCTAACTGTGTGATACGGCTGTCAACGCCTGCGAGCTTGTTATTCACGTTTTGTGTAATTACATCAGATAGCTGTGTGATACGGCTTTCTACATCGCCTTTGATTTTGCTCTCATAGACTTGCTCTGCTCCGCTCGCCACCCGTTCATCGATGTTGCCTATCTCGTTTTCAAGCCGTGTTAATCCCAACTTTTCTTTGTCTATCATCTCATTGGGAATAGTAGCCTTAACGGCAACCCTGCTTGATTCTGATTGCTCGCCCTCGCTAAACATATCATAGAAAGCGACTGTCACATCGTAGATTCCTGCCTCGCAAGAGTGGAAATAGCTATTGTTTTGTACCTTTATCGACTTATTGTCTATATAGATAATTGCTCCGATACAATCTTCGGGGATAGCCTCAAATTTGATAGATACACCGCCTATAACGCCTTTTACTACAGGCGGTTTAGGTTTCTTCGGTACAGGCTTGTTATATTTCAATGTAGAAGGATAAGAATATTTACCGAGTACAGAACGTGCATACAAGAATAACTGTCCGCTCCTATATTTCAGCGGTAATTTAACGCTTGTACTTTGTGTCCTCGCCAGTAATTGGTCAGATTTTATTTCATAGTAGTCTATGTCACTATTGGTGACTTCTTCCCAACTTGCTACTGCTTCGCCGTTCTTAAAGACAACACTAAATTTATCAGGCGTGTTCGGTAGTTCGGTTTTCATTGTCGCTACAACTTTGATTTGCGGTGACCAATCAATCTCTGTCTTTTTGCCAAACTTATCTCTTGTACATACCACTATCTGATAGGTATCGCCCAAGGTAACCTGCGGTATTGTAACTTGATTTACGCCGTCACCTGCATATTGCCATTCTCCGTTAAAACCCTGTTCACTTACGGGTACATCTGCTTTCGCCACGATGTCTACAACACGATCATTGTTTGTTTTATAGTAGACTTCGCCTTTTAGATAAGATGTCAGCAAAGGCGGTTTCCACTTAACTACAATGTCATATACAGACCGCCCGTCAGCAACTCCACGATATTTACAGTAGCCTTTAAGGTCAGTAACAACCGGCAAGCCTTTACCGTCAGGATAAATTGGATCCGTTATATATCCTTTAGACTTTGATAACCCTAACAATGTAATAATCTTTGCTCTATAAGTGGTATGCGGTTTTACCATAACGGTTAAATTGGTCTGTGCTATGTTATTTGCCGCCAGTTCCCACGTTTTACCGTTATCTTTAGTCAGATATACCATATACCTACCCTTAGGTATTCCTGTCCATTCAAGCCTTAATTTTGCCCTGTCTATACCGTTCTCGTCTGTGTACTGTGCAAGGTTAAACTTAACATCTCTTACATCTTCCGCCTCGCCTTGATAAGGGGAATAGTTTATTTCAGGTATTTCGTAGTTTTCTTCAAACAGTGCCTCGTCATATTCGATTGCCGTTATCAGGCGTGTTAAATCTTCTGCCCGATTAATGGATTTAATGATAAACGGTTTACTGCCGATGTTCTTTATCGCAAGGTCAAATACATCGCCCTCTTTGATAGGCTCGTCAATAACGCCGTCTATTTTAAACTTAGTCCACCCGTCAGCCGATGAAAGGATAGTACACGGTTTCGTATACAAGTTGTCGCTTTCTGTCCGATACTGCACGATATAAGATTCTTCTTTTTCAGTGAGTTCTACAGGTACTGTAATAACATCGCCGTCAATGCTATAAATACGGCCGCTTACTGCCCATTTAGGAATGTCATGAGATACCAATACAACATCGCCTACGGTACACGCTAAGGCATCGATACCCACTTCAAACGTGACCATTGTTCTTTGCCGCTTGTTACATTCAAGTTGGTATTTACCCTCACGGAAAGCCTGTTTGTAGCTTGTAATGCCATTCATTGTTAAGTGGGCAACTTTTTCATACTCATCTGTATCGTAGGTATCACCGTAGATAGTGAGTGTATCTCTTTCGTAGCCTGCATCGGCATTTGTAAAGGTAACCTCTATAGCGTTTGCCCTATCGTCAAGTTTCAAGAAATTCTGTACAAAACTACCGCTCTTGATATTACCCATGCCGAACATCTGTACAGGCTGTGTTGCGTGTGAGTATACCGCTCCAAACTTCGTGCCAAACTGCACTACCATACCACGCCCGACCGGTGCTATCTCTTTATTGACTACGTCAAGCAGCTCGCCAAGTGTATTGATTTCAACGTTGATTTCAAGGTTCTTTTGTTCACACCATACCGCCCATTCAAGAAAGTCCTCGTATCTCATGAGTTCTTTCTTTGCTCCCCGTACTTCAAACTCATACTTGTCGGTATTGATGTTTCTGATACGTCTTGCTTGATGTATCATGTCATAACATGCCCAAGCAGGATTATTAGCAGGCTTTTCTACATATTCCCCTGCTATCGAGTTATACACCCATACATTCTTACGCTCTTTCATAAAGGTTAGTTGCGGTGAACCGCTTATCTGATTCGTTGCCATTGCCTTTAAGCCGATAAGGGCAATACAAGGATAGCTAAAATCGTCATATACGATAGATGTCAATTCTGTCCAATAACAACGGGTACTTGCTCTGCGTTCTTCTACCTTTGCACTTCTACTTGACACCTTCGCTCTTACTTCATACGCCCCTGCTCCGATGTTATGTACGGTAAACTCTTTCTTTACAGGTGATGTACTGCTTTCTTCTATACGTTTATTCGTTAGTATCTGCCAATAATCACTACCCTTTTTCCTGTACTGTACTTCAACCGTTACGCTTGCACTGCTTACATCGCCGTTATCGTTTATATAGAAAAGGCCGGACGGGAAATTGACTTTTACCAATAACCCCTCTGTTGCGTTCCCTTGCACGGTTTCTGTACGCCATGTATCTTCAACAAGTTCATAGCTTAACGGTTTTGTGAAATAAGTGTCATTAAAGTTAGATATAACTTCCTGCTCGTTTGTACCGTTTCTAATCTCACATGTAACGCCGTCATAATAGCTTATTGGATTGTCATTCAAACGTACATCAGTTATTTCAAGCTCGCCCTCGCCTGCCGACACAAGCCAATTCAGGTATTCTTTATCGTCTTTGACGTTTATATATTTACCTATGGTCTGTCCGCCCGACTTCACTTTCCCGTAGGTTAAGGCTATAGCGTTGTTTTGACCTTCCATTGTCGTTACGCCGCTCCATGAGTAGGTAGGATTGCTTTCTCCATACGAGCCGATGTCTACGCCTTTACCCATGAAACGCCCGATAAGGGTACTCCCTAAGAACATAACGGCGGCGGCCGCTAAATAACCCATAACGGCGGCGCTGCCTGTTGCGGCTGCCAAACCGCCCCAACCGACACCTGCTGCCAAACCGCCTACGCCCATTGATACAATCGAAAGTCCGATAGCGGCCACTAAGCCTAAAATAGACTTACCTTTACCGCCTTTTTCGATAACCGGATAAATAACAACAAAGTCTTTGTCTTTGATAATGGCATCTTCCTTGACTGTGTAACCGTTGACGGTAGTTTCCATTTCAACGCCTTTTATAGCGTGTTGCTCCATAAGGTCTTTTACGGTACATTCTTTGTACTTTAGCCTTTTAACAACACGCCCGTCTTGCGGATTGAAAGGGTTCTTAACTATAACAAGTTTTATCATAAGCTCTCACCCACATACCGATAGAACCCAACTATAACCCTTTTCCAAGCAATACTGTCTATTCTGTCAATACATACGCCAATGTTTTCTCTGATATGGATAAACTTACCCTCTCCGATATATGCTCCAGTATGATTGACTACGCCGTCAGGACTTCCGAACCGTATAGCAATTAAAGACGGTACAACAAGGTCTGATTTAGAGATTTCAAGCCACGGGTAACCCTGTGTGTTTTCTCTTACCAAACAATTTATTCTTTTCATGTCGGTATATTCCGCCGTGTATTCAGGAATGATTATTCCGTTACGTTTAAAGACTTCCATGACTAAACCGTAACAATCAAGTCCCGTCTTAACGTCACGCCCTCTGTTCTTAAAAGGCGTTCCTATAAGGTCTGTATAATCAATCATCTATGTATGCCCCTTTCTGATTTATGCCAGGAAAGCCGCCAAACCGTCTACTGTTCCCGTGTCTTTTACAGTCCGCCAGTGTATGATTACATGTCGGTAAATCTCCGTAGTACCCACACCGACACCCCTTATAACAGAAACGGCAATTATTTTTCATGTAGCGGTCTGTCGGTCTACGGGAATGTACAGAATAGCCGTTGCCAAGTGTAAATCTGATGTAGTCCTCTTTGATTTCCGTGTTTTTTACCATGTAATGTTCTTCAAGGTCTGCCTCGCCGTCAAGGTTCATCGTATTGATAACACGGATAATTACAGGCGTTTCTACTGCTCCCTTTTCTTTGACAACGTAGTATTCCATACCCAACGCCACGTTATCTACGTCAAGTGATACAGACGGATCCGTTCCTGTCATGTCCTCGCCTACTGTTCCGAGTTTTACGGGAAATGCTTGATATAACTGTCCTTTCCACGTCACGTTTTCGTTGTTCATGACGATATGTACGGGGTTTTCAAGCATGATGTCAAAAATAATCAACATACAACTATCAGTGGCAAGCTTATTCTTTTCTTGTTTTGATATTGCCGTTAAGGATAACATTCTAAATCTCCTGCAACTTCATACTTACTGCCCACCTGTTAATAAATCTCATTTGTGGATCCGCCACTTCCATACACCTAACTTCTTTTACCTCGCCGGTAACGGGATTCGTCCACAAGAACGTCAACGCCTTAAAATGTATCTTATTTTTAACAAAGTCCAGCAATACGTTTACATGTTCTGTTTCAAGGCTGTTCCATTGGATATTGTATGTGCTTCTACTCCTCGTGAACTTACGGCGGCTCTGTACTGTCCCATCTTCAAACCTGCTTGATATAGAGTTGTCCTCTAACGTGATAGTCAGGGGATAATCAGGTTTAGGTATACTTTTAGGAAATTCTAACATTTGTTTTCTCCTTATCCTAAATTAGTGGCACTTTTCATAATTGACCTCATGCCCATTTTGTTCTCTGCAATGCCTTTAAGAACAACCGACAAGATGTAGGATTCGCCGTCAAATTTGATGTTCTCTTGCTCTGCCTTTACAGGCGTTCCGCTTTCATTGCGGATTTCCATTTTAAGGTTTATAGGGGTATTGCCGTTGTTCATAATCTTTTTGGTATCAGAGTTATTAAATACACGACCGCTGTTGCCAAAGTGTACCAATTCCGCCCCTGCTTCGCCTACCATGTACCAACCTTTACCGACTTGACCGCCGTTAGCTCTACCGCCTAATGAATACGAGCCGTTATTGATTGAATTAAGCATTGGTAAATCAAACGTTGGTTTTGATACACCGCCAAGATTACCCCCAAGTCCGAACACGCTTAGGATTGCTTTCGTGACAAGTCCTCTCATGATGATTTTTGCCATGTTGGATAAGATACTTTGTGTGATGTCATCAAAGAACGCTTTCATACGGTCTTTTACAGAACCGGTAGAAGCTAACATCTTAACCCCCGACTGCTCTATGGTATCAAAGACGTTCATGATTGATTCAGCATAGTTTATCTGCCGTCTTGCCATTTGGTCTAATACCGTGTCCATTGCACCTGCCCAAGTGGTAGCCTTTTGTTCGTGAATTTGCTTATTAGTTGCCGCCAGCTTACCCTCAAGTTCAGAACGCTTTTTAGCCGTTAAGGTTTCCTCTTCGAGTGTCTTTTCAAGGAAAGCCTTATAATCTTCGAGCCGTTGTGTCAATATATCCCGTTGCTCTTCGATAGTGCCAAGTCCTAAGTCACGGATTCTTTGTGCGTTGGTAATTTCAAGGTTATACCGTTCGTTTGCTTCGTCAAGTTCAGCTTTGTGTGCCACTTCTTTTTGTGCTTTGAGATAAGCATCCGTAGCGGCCTTAATTCTTGACGTATCAACACCGAGCGACTGTGCTTTTGCGATTTCAGCTTGATAGCTCGCAACCTTTTCTGTCGCCTTTGCCATGACTTTATCGTATGCGCTTATATCGTCATTAGCGAGTGCGGTTTCTTTGTTAAGGTCAGCAATAATGCCCTGTATCTTCGCATAGCTCTCTGCAACCTTTGTAGCATACTTATTCTGTTTCATACCGGCACTGTCAAGGCTCTTTTCAATGGTCTGTCCTGCTGTGTAGCTTGCCATTGAAATATAGCCGTCAATCTCGCCAAAGATAGACGTATCATTAGCGTTGTATTCTCTAACGCCGTGATTGGTACTGCTTATCGCCTGTCCTTTATCGTTCATAATGCCGATATGAGATTGTCCGTCATTGTTCGTGCCGTTCCATACAACAAGGTCGCCGGCTTTCGGTACATAACCGCTATTTGCTTTAAAGTAGGATTCCCCGGCTTGATTAATAAGGTCCGGCACCCAATTACTCTTTAAGCCGCTAATGCCTGTCTGTTCAAGCATTGCCGATACAAATTCAGCACAAGTGTTTTTGCCCCATTCTTCGCCAAGCCTTTGACCTGCCTGTGCGGATAATTCCGCTCCGATAGGTATATCAACCTTATAAACGTGTTCCTCTGCACTGCGTTTTGCCTTTGCCGCCGCTTCTTCCGTTTGCTGTTGGAATTGCTTTAACTGCAATTCGCTTGCACGGTTAGCCTCTATCATCTTTTGGACATCTTGTCCTGCTCGTCTGCGTGCTTTTTCTTCGTCACTAAGTCCAACGGTACCCGAATTGCTTTCGCTTTTGCCGACATATACAGGCGTTTCACCCTCACCGAGTACATGTCCGTCTGTTCCGATAGGCTCGCCCATAGCATTTCTTAACACTAATTTTCCCTGTGTATATTCGTTATACTTTTCGTTAGCCCCATAGGCTATTGCCCCTACAACCGCCGTGATAGCTCCGCCTGCCGCCCAACCTGCAAGTCCAATGCCCCGTATTGTCTTTATGAGTGCATTAAAAGCCGGTATAGCCGATTCTTTAGTAAAACTAATTAAGCTCTGTAGTCCCCAAGAGAACATGGATAGTTTCATTGCTCCGTCTGAAATAGAATCAGCCAATTCATCATTCATTCCTGTCAAGCCTTTTGTAGCCTCTGACAAAATGCTTATTCCGAGTGCGGCACCCGAAATCGTTCCAAGTCCTCTACTTAGCTTGCCAAGGTAACCGCCGGTCGCCGTGTCAAGTCCTAACATCTTTTCTCTTGCCTGCAATGCGGCGTTGCCGTTCTGTATGATAGCATCGGTATTTTGTTTCGTTGCTTCCGTTACCAGTTGCAAGTGCCGTGTCATTGCTTCCTCTACTTCTTTTGTGACAATTCCACGGCGTTTCATTTCAACGATTAACTGTTCCTCACGACTTATGAGTTGTTGCAAGGCTCTATAGGCTTTCTCTCCGCCTACGGTATATGCATTGTGAAGTGCCGATAGTTTGAGTGTCTGCTCTCCGCTTAATTGGATTGCTTTTTCTTGCTCTGTATTGATTTGTTTGATAGCAACCTTATATTGTTCAGCACTTTTAAGCACCTGCCCAAAGACGGTAGTTGCCTGTGTCTGCCCACCCCTTTTCAGTGTGTTAATGTAGGCTTCGGTAAATCTATATACGTCTTGTTGTGCAAGGCCAAGTTTTTTCAGTTCTTCTGTGAGTGACTGCACCTGTTCTTTTTTCCATTGGATCGTATCGTCACTTTTAAGGAAACGGTCAATTCTCATTTCAGCCGTTGTTGCATTTATCTCTTTTGCAAACTTACTGATTCCCTTTAATTCACGTTGCAATGCGGATGCTGTTTGTTGTGCGGTCTGTTTTGTTTTCTGTGCCGCCTCTGCAAATTTATCTGCGGTTCTGATAACCTGTTCAGCCGCCTCTTCTCCGCCTGTTTGGAGTGTCTTATATACTCTGCTTTGCCATTTTGCCGCTTCCTCTGCCGACATGCCCATACGCTTCCACTTATCAGCAAGGTTAGTTACACTGTTTCCCGATGATTTTATGTAGTTGTCTAATTGGTTATAAGCTGTTACGCTCTGCTCTATTTCAGATAATGTATCTATAAAGGCTTTCTGTTTGAGTTCAAGCCTTTCGTATTCCTGTGCCACGCCGCTTAAACGGTCACGCCAACCCTGCAAAACACTTCCTATCGCCGTTGTAGATTGGTAATTTCTATCAGAGAACACCATAAGCAGGTCACCAAGGAATTTAGATCCTTTGTATGCCGCTAATGCTCCGATTGCGAGCTTGATGTTATCAAAGAAATGCCCTGTAGTCCCCATAATAGGGCTTGCCGCCGCCGATATATAGGGTAATGCTGTTTCCCCTACTTCTTTAAGGTCTTTTGCTATGGAAAGCGTTCTATTCGAGATGTTTTCTATAGACTTCTCAAATTCAGGATTAATTTTTGCTTCTTTGGTCTTTTCGTCAATGGTAACAAGGTTATTAGCAATTCCCCGTAGAGTTTCACCATAAGCATCGTAGAGTGGTTTTGCCCCCTCTGCAATGCCCCTTTGGACACCCTCTTCGATTTGTGCCAATGCCCCCCTTACCGTGTCTTGTGTGTATTTGGTAGCAAGTTCAAAACCTTTCAAGCGGTTCATTAAGAACTTAAATAACCCCTCGCTTGATTGCTTCGCCGCCTTAATATCAGCATCAGTCAGTCCTAAAGACGTTGCCAACGTAGAATTAGCCGGTCTGATACCGCCCTGCACTAAATCTCTTAATTCCTGTATTATCTGATTTGACGGTAACCCCAAAGACGATACGGCGTTTACACCGACTGTCGTTAAGGTCTTAATCTCGTCAAGTTTCATGCCTGCGGATAAGCCGGGGCCGAGTATTGCACGATAAGCATTGATAAGTTCCTCTGCCGTTGCCGCTGTTTTCAGAGATTCAGATTGCAAGTCTTTAATAATGCCCTTTGATACAGACATCGCCTCGTTCCATTCAAGCGTTTTCCCGTTCAAGGTCATCATTGACGTTAAGATACCCGACATACCGATTTCGTTTGTTTCGATGTTCTTAGCGTATCTATAGGCGCCGCCGACTGCGGTATCAAAGAGATTACCAATTCCCTTTAACCCTTGATAAATGACTGCATATCTCGCCACGGAGTACCCAAGCCGGCTTACCATTTTATCTAAGTTTCGTACGCTTTCAGCGGATTTGCTTACTTGATTTGTTAAATCTCCCATGCTCCTTGATAGTCCGCTACTTGCCCGTACAGAGTTCGTAAACCCTTGATAAGAACGGTTTAGGTTATGTAGTCCTGCTGTTGCACCGTCTTTCAGGTTTATCTCAATTCGTGTCTTTGCTACGTTCATCGTTGCTCTCCTCAATCAGTAGGTTCTCTATCAATAAAAGCCGTTTCATCATGCTTTTGGTAATTTCAATTTTTTCCAGTTCTGCTATAGTTTTCAGATTTACCCAATCAATACCGCTAACGTAAATTCCCGCCATGCCCGATATGTACCTAAGACAATTTGAAGCCTTTAGGTACATGGACATAGCGGAAACGTTGTTAGGTCTTAAATCAGGTATTCTGTCAGGGCAACTTTCACAAGCGGGTCTAATTCCCCTCATTTTCGCCGCTTTTTTACAGTTCTCACAAAATCTGGCACCGCCCTTTATTTTCCAGTTCCAGATTGCCCTAAGTTTTTTAAGTCATCTATCTCGCTTTCTTGTGTGAGTTGGATTGTAATATCCGCCAGTGCCATGAGTGTTCCCGGAGTAATATCACATTCTTCTAACTTAAACTCATAGATGTTTTCCAATATCCACACCATGTTTAGCCAACCCTGTTTTTTTGACTTCGTGAACTTATCACTACTGATAAAGTCCACAAACTTATCGTACTCAACGAGTGTCATTGCCCGTGGAGTGATTTTAGTTACTTTCTCTTTCATGTTTCCCCCTATGCCTTAAATGCATCGTATTTAGCTACGTCATTAACAAGAGTGAACTGAATACATGTACCGATAGCCGCTTTTTCATAGAAAGCGTTGTAGTTAAGGTCTACGGTTAAACCTTTAGAACCTGTGATTTCAGGCGTTTTTCTTTCGAGTAATACCTCTGGAATATCAATAACGAGCGACTGTTTCCCTTTAGTCATTGTCAGTTGCAATGATACGGATTCGTTGTTGATAGCCTTTTCCAACAGTGACTTATCATCGAAGAATGTAGTTACACTGCCAGACGGTTTAATCAAACCCTCGTTAATGCGTGTTCTGAACCCGTTAGAACCGATAGCGTACCCGTCAGTATCAAGTCCAAAATCAATATCAAGTGAAATTTCAGTAGCAATAGCCACTTCTTTACCGTCAAGTTTCATTGAAGTCTGAAAGTTATTCAGTCGGTTCAATTTAACTGCTTCTACACTCTTTGCTTTTGTTACGTTGTTGATTTCTTCGGTACAACCTACAACATCAGCAGAAGCGGTTAGTTCTCCGTCACCACCAAAAGAGAATGACAACTTAGACACTTTACAACCCGTGATAAGGGATAAAAGGTCTGATTTATATTCTTTTTCTACCGTAAAAGACGGCTGTTCTTTATTTGCTTTAAATACATGTTGGTATGTACCGTCTTGTCCCACTGCCGTTGTAGTAGGGGATCCAAAAGTAGCCGCCAGTAAATACCCAAAAGCTATAGTATCTAACGGCAATTCCAATGTACCCTGTACATCAATGTTGCCTTTGATAGGTTCTTTAGCTTCTCGTCTGCCCGATATTGTTTCAGCATCGGTCATGTTTTGACTTGAAGAAATACCGTTAGTGTTAAACGGTAAATCATAAGCCTTTGCCGTTGTACTCAACTTGTTAAATTCCGTTTCAGGAATAATACGTGTTTTTGTGTACACGCCCATTGCTTGTTTTGCCATGTTGCTTCTCCTTAAATAAAAAAGCACCCTTTCGAGTGCTATAGTTCTTCTTGATATGTTGTACCAAGTGTTTGGTATATTCTAAACGCTATATCCATTCTGCCCACCCAGTGGGTACCAGACGGATTTAACGGATATAAACCCGATGTATCAATTCTTGATATAGGTCTGTTTCGTTCTTTCGGATTGTTAAGCTCTTGTTCAATCAAGGTCATTAGCTTTGCTCCGACATCGTATATATCAGGGATAATAACCCCCTGCTCCTCTACATACTCTAACTTATCAGAACCTACGCCAAGAAATATGGTCACTTTATATTCGCAAAACTCAATATTCTGTCCCTCTTTTTTCTTAAAATCAGTTAAGACGATATAGGGACAATCTTTCACTTCGGGAATATCTTTCCGTAGAAAGTCACCTGCATACACTTTCAACTCTTTTGTGAATTGTGTACGGCAAAAGTCATTTATATTCTTGTTAGTTTTAAGATAAACACCGAGACTTAACAGTGTTTCAGATATATCTAAGTTCTGCAATGCCATTTAATACACCTTGTACTTTCTTCGTGATTTCTTACTATAGGAAACGTTTTCTTGCATATAGCTTTTAAGTTTTTCCTCAATGTAGGGTACAAGTTCAGGATATAAAAGGTTAGCCATTGGTTCAAAAACGGGTCTTGCGGGCGTTTCAAGCTCCGTTGTATCACGTTTTAACGGTCTGCCTGCTTTCGCCCACTTTGCCCGTACTGCTCCAGTGACGGCTGTTGCATAGCCGCTTTCCTGTTTCTCACCGTAACTTGCGGCGGTTACACTTCCCCAACCGACACGAACTACCCCATTCTCATATTGGTAAACAACGGCGTTTCTCATTTTCCCGTACCATGACCGAGCCGCATTTCCGCCCTGCACTGCCTGTCGTACCGACCAAGGTATACGTTCAGCAAAGGATTCTCCGCCAGGCGAACCGCTAATCATGCCCTCTTTTACCCTCTTTTGGATAAAGTAACCGAGTGATTTTGATACATGCCTTAAATAGACTTTGTTATGTTTTAGCGTGCGTGCAAGAAACGGTTCAATCTCGTCTGTTACGGAAATTTCAATCATCGCCCAAACGCCCTTTCTCCCTTTGTTGCAAAGAGAACCCAATGAGAACCTGCTACATCATGCTCTATGATTTGTACTACTGCATATTCATCTTCTTTATACTTGATAATGTCGCCCTCTTGCGGCGTTTCTATATCATCATCACATATAGAAAATGTGGCTAAATCTGCAATATTAGCGTTCTCTACCGATGTTGCCGCATCGTTCCAATCAGTACGGCTTGCGGATGCACCGATATAAACTAAGGCTACAAGCGGCGTGCCGTTATATTCAACTTCTTCCCCTAACCGTTTAGTGGAAAAGTATACCTGCTTGCTTATTCTTCTCTGTGCATCCAACATTCCCATACCGATTACCCCTTATGCGTTCAACTTTACATGTACAATTTCAGCATCTGCCTCTGCATTTGCCCACACAATACCTGCTTTCGGTTCAGTTCCTTTTGTTGCGGTTACACCGTCAGCACTAAGATAAACAACTGCCCCTGCTTTCAAGGCTTCGCCTTTTTTCTTTGCAAGTCTAAATACACCCTCTACATCGCAAGAAACAATTTCATCTTTCTTTGCACTCTTGCGTGTAATACCTACTAAGTCCCCAATTTTTACGATTTCATGATAGCCAACTTCTTTAGTTGCCACATAGTCAATCATTGCTCCGTTTTCTACATACGAGTTAATCATGTTTTCTCTCCCCCTTTAAATTATTTACCTGCGTTTTTAACAAAAGCACGATGATTCAGCACTGTAAACCCAAAGTCCTGCCAGAACTGATAATCAATTCCCAAGTGATTTGTGGAAAGAACTTTGCGGCTCTGCGGTCTGTCAATGCCGTTAAGTGTTGTATATTCAATGCCTTCCATTTCAGACGGATCTGCGATTGCATAATATTCTTTGCCCTCAATATAAGGGGACACAAACAACTGCATAACGTTCTGCATTACGTTTACGACACCGGGGTTTGCCTGTCCGGGTTGTGCGGTGGAATGAAGAAGTGTAGCATGTTCCAGTCTGTTATCAAGTCCTGCCAACAGGAATTTCGGGAATACGCCGACATAGCCTCTTTCTTCGTTATCCATTTGTTTTGCCATTAAGGTATACATTTCGTCATAAGCCTTAATGCTAATATCCTTATTGGTGGTAACAACGTTCTTGTTAGCAGCACTGAATAAGGTTTTGCTCTTTGTAAGAATTTCAAAGAACATGCGGTCATGCAAACGTTCAAAGCCTGCGGCCTGTTTCTGAATTACCCGTGCTACTGTGCCGATGTCATCGTTAATAAAGATTTCACGGGTAAAGGAAATACCTTTGCCATAAGTCTGAATACCCGTAGCAACGGCGGTATCACTCATATCTTGATACTTAAATTCTCCCGATTCAGCCGGCATTAATACAGGTTCGCCGTCAAGTCCGATGATGTATTTGTTTACAGGCTTGAAGTCAGGATTAGAACCTTTGGACACAAAGTTTCTAAACAGTGATTTCTGTTCGGTATAGCCTTTTAACAGTACTTTATTTGCAAAGCCGTCAATAACCGAGAAAAACTGTTCAGAACCCATAGCACGCTCTCCAAGCATGTTTTCTACTGCTTCTACTTTGCCTTTACGTCTGATTTCCTTTTCACTCATGCCTGCATTGAACATACATTCTTTCATAATTTCGTGTGCCGCCAGTCCTCTATACTGTTCAGCTCCGTCAACGGCTTCGGTTTCGTTAATCACGCCGTATCTTAAAAGCATGCTGTCTACTGCTTTCTTTTCAAACTTTTCTTTGTCATCTTCGCCGATATGAATGTCAGTTGCAACTTGTTTCTTAGCCATTTCATCTAAGATGTCTTTTCTAACATCGTTTACGGTAATTTTGTCGTTTTCGATATACCCACGTTCTTTTTCGTCAGATACATCAAACTTTTTGCACAACTCGTGAATATCGAGCGTGCGTTCTCTTTCCGCTTTTACTGCTTCCGCTGTTGCTTTTTCTACATCAATAATGTTTTCTTTGTCCATTTCTTTATCCCCCTCAATGGTTAAATCTCTACCAACCCCACAATCAGGGTCAGCAGGGCAACTTACGATAGATACTTCGTATGGTTGCCACTTGTCGGTTATGTACATATTTTTTTCATAAGACCGACCGTTATATTCTTTACCCTTTGGTAATAGAACCGTGTTTACTCGCCGATAGCCTACTGATACACCTTTTAGACTTCCGCTTAAAATCTTTTTGTAATACTTTTCTGATTCTTCGTCAGCATCGATAGCGACTGTCGCTTTTACTTTGCCGTCAACAAAATCAATAGACTGTACGTTTCCGATAACAACATCTCTGTTGTGGTTAAAAAGACACGGCATTACACCGTTCTGAAAGCGTTGTAAGTCAACGTTTTCCGCTCCACACAAACAGATTTCAGGCGTTTCCCAATTATCACACGGTGCTTCCGTCATAAATGTAAACGTGACGGTTCTTTCTTTTTCGTTTACGCCCTCAAAACTAAGGTCTCTCATCGCCGTCTGTTTGATTTTCATTGTCTGCCCCCTTTCTGATTGAAAAACATAAATCTACCCCTTTTTTCTTAGCGTATTCCTGTACCTCTGCCATGCTGTCTATCCTCTCACGCCAATCTACCCCCTGCTCTGCACAATACTGTTGGAATGATTTACCGCCATTAGCAAGATTAATCGTGTTTGCCTCTGCTTCTTTCTTTGGATCTATCCAACCGATTGACTTAGAAAGCCATTCAGCTTGATAAAACTCTTCGTTACCGAGTTCAAACGTTGTATCGTCTAATCTTCCTGTTAGGTAACACATTTCAATAAACCTTTTGAGTAAAGGTCTTAAAACATATTCAATCAGTGTCATTCTCGCCGCTTCATAAGTGACGTTATCATTCAGCAAGTTTTGTCTTGCCGATGAATAATTGACACGCTCTACATTCCTTGCCGTAGATTCAAGGGATAAGCCAAGGTCAGCGGCTATCTTTCTCTGTTGGATAGAGTTACATTCTCCGACTTCCGCCGCTTGTCCTGCCGGCACAATCGTTTTCAGGCGTTCGCCCTCGTTCAGGTACTTTACCATACCGCCCTCAATACGCTCTACCCGACTTCCGTCTTGCCTGTTAGCTACTCTGCCCGGTACGCCCATTGTTCCGCCCTCTTTTTCAATGAAAGCGGATAAGCTCCCTGCGACTTTCTGTTGGAAAGCGACTGCGTTGTTATAATCTTCAAGGTCTTTTGTCGGTACAATTCCTCTTGCAAGCATCGTCAATTCTCTGTATTGACAAACTGCCGTTTTATCCCACAAAAAGATAGCGTTTTCAGCAGGTATCTTGATAGGTGCTTCGCTCATAAGTCCGTCAGGATTTTCCCTTTTAAGCCAATAGGCTACTGCCCTACCGTCTTTTGTCATTTCAACGCCTTGTTCAAAAATGGTATTCCCTGTCGGTTTAAAGTAGTCTGTATCTTCAAACTCCTCTACATCGTGTAGTTGTACGGTTAATGGTATCTTCCTGCTCTTGTCCAAGGGGAATGTCAGCAATATACCGCCGTCTACATAGTATCTTGTTAATATTAATTTAAGCATATCGGTTAGACTTTGCTTTTGCACCCAGTCACAATTTTCGTGATGACACCATTCTTTCCATAGCGTTTCAATACGTTGGTTGTATTCTTCGTCACTGCTTCTTACTTGTAAGTTAAACCCCGTACCAATGACGTTGTTCTTTAGCGCCGCCAGTATTGCCCCTGTAGTGGTACTGTTGCGTTCAATATCTCTCGCTCTGTACCTTAACCTGTTTCTCTGTCCTCTTATGCTTGCCCTTTGTACATCAAAAAAGGCTATAGGGGAATCTTTTCTTGTTTCCGTTGCCGCCTCAAAACCGATTGACCGTTGCTCTCCAGTGTCTTTTGGAAAGAAAAGGTTAGATAGCCGCTTTAAAAAAGGCTCTTTCATTAGTTCACCCCCTTTCACATTCCATTGAATTTAAGAAATACTGTATCTGTCCTGCCCCCTGTTTCGTATTCATATTGTGTGATTTCAGCCTTGACGGCATTAAGTCTTGCCATTACCTCTTTTAGGTTCGCCTGTTTCACTCTGCCGTCACGAGTTTGAAATTCCTGTCCTGCCTCTAAAATGTTTTGGTAGGCTTGTTCCAGTTGTTCTTTTTCTTTTCTTAAATCTTCCAGTCTGCCCATATGTCCCCCCTTATACTTCATAGACTTCGCCTGTATTGGTATCTACGGTGTTTGCCTCGCCTGTTGTCATGGATAGGCTCTTAATGTTCATGATGTCTGCCGCTACATAGGCGTAGACTTCACAATCAAGGTAGTGGTTAGGTCTTGCCGATGAAATCTCTTTCCATACTTCTCTACCGTCTACAATGACTTTCTGCTCTGCCGTTATCATGTCTGCATACTCGCTGTCGGTATCTGCATCGACTGCCCAACTTCCCTTTTCGTCAAGGTTTTTACTTAACCGATAGGCGATTAGGTCTTTGTATTTGTTTGTGTCTGCCTCATAAAGAACGTTCCCCTGTCCTCTTGCACTTCGATATTCAGACGGGGTCAATGTCTTTCTCCGATAGTACCCTACTATTGGTCTACTCAACCCCATTACGGGTACCGATACAGGATAATTTGCATAACAAAAATCATAGACTTCTTCCGAGTTATACCCACTATCCACGGCATATAAGACAACTTGCATGGTTTCATCGCTATCTTCTATCTTCCAATTCCTGTCCATGATGTTTTTTACATCATCAAAGGTAACGGCGGATCCGTTCGCTATCTTTTGTGACTTCATGTCTTTTTGCCATGCTCTGATTACCCAATAAAAATACCCTTGCTGGCAATCTACACCGCCAGTCAAGAGTATTGTTCCTTTCGGTACTATCCCCGACTTTATATTTGTTTTTCTTTCAAGCACTGCCCTTGATTTAATCATTGACACTTTAGACTTCCACGGCTCGCCAAGCCACGAGTTTACAAAGTTCATCAGTTTCGGTGGTTCGTCTTTTGATGTCAGAAATTCTTTTGCTACTTCATAAAACCTTACCCACGGGGAATAAATCGTGTTTAATCTAAACCCAACGCTTTTCGGTTTATAGTTTAGTTGTTCATCAGGAATCCATTTACCTTTTCGTAGCATTTTCAGCTTATCGCTGTCTTTTATATGATGTCCGCATTGCTCGCATTGGTAATAGGTTTCTCTTGCCAAGCGTTCATCATTTAAAACATCAGGGAATTTAAGGTTTTTAAACTTAAACTCTTGATAGTGTCCACATTCAGGACACGGTACATGATATTTATAGTGTATTTCGCTGTCCATGTACGATTTATATACATACCCATACTCTGTAGTCGGGGTACTCATAACAAGTATTTTACGCCACGCCCAGTTTTTGGTACGTTCTTTAACGAGTGATACCGGACTTGCTTCCCGTCCTGCCCACTGTGGGTATTTATCAACTTCGTCCATGATTACACGGGGAATCGCCCATGAAGCTAATTTACCAGGACTATTTGACCCCGTCAGTCTTATAAACCCACCTGGAAATCTCACTGCCAATGCCTTACTTCTATCTGCCCCTGCCAGTTTCTTTTTAATTGACGGCGTTTGCTTTAATGACTTTTGTAAACGGTCTACGGAAAAGTCTTTTGCCAATTCCTCATCTGGCATTACATATAACAGTCTGCACGGATTGTAATCGACTGTATATCCGCATATGTTGATACCTGCCTCTGTTGCCCCTACCTGTGACGGCTTTAAGAACGTTGTTATCTGTGTTGTGTTATCAGTAAACGTGTCCATTATTGCCCTAAGATACGGTGAATTTTCAGTATTCCATTTACCCGATGTCGGGGATTCTTCTCTTGCTAATATACGATTCTTGTCTGCCCATTCACTCACCGTCAGTGGTTCGGGCGGTTTGAACATCTGCCGTGCGTTTTCGATAGTGCTTTTTAGGTTTTTCTCCCACTGTTCCTGTACTTGCTCTGTCATTGCCTGTTGCAAGTCTTTCGAGAAGCTCTTCGACAAGTTCATTAGTTACCTCACTACACTCTATCGCCAATTCGGGGTCAATGTTATACACCCTTGATTTTACGGTTTCTTTCAATGTTAATAGCTTTTGCCGTATCTCTAAGAATAGGTTTTCCAGTTCGTCTTTTACCTGTTCCTGTGGTATCAACTCGCCCATCATCTGTAGGGCAATCATTTCTTCCTGCCTTGCTTTTGACGTCTTAAAGTCTGCCTCTGCTTTTAGCTTTCTTGCACTGTCTGATGTTGCCTTTTCTTTTTCTTCGTATACGCCTTTTCGCATTGCAAGCAACAATGGCAAATCAATAAAACCGCCTTTTTCTTTCGGTACTTCACGGTCTTTTATCCACTGATAAAGTCCTGCCTTGCTTATACCGAGTTGTATTGCCGCCAGTTGTATTGATAAATGGATATGTCCGTTCTCATCAACCCTTAATTTGTCCATTTCGCCCTCGTAAATAAAAATGGACAACCCCTTTCAAGGCTGTCCTTTTGCTACTCTTTCACAATACTATTATACCACACTTGACTTTCTCATTCTTTCCCATTTCTTCTCATTCTTTCTCATTTCTTCTCGTTTTAGGGTATTTTTGCTAAGTTTAATGAAATTCTAATACAATTCAGTCAGGCTACTTAGCCATTTTGCGTGTACTTTCTGAAACAGTGATATAGCATCCGCCTTTTTTCTGTAGAAAGTGGATATGGATATATTCATTGAACGCTCTATTTCAAGCAACGGCATATTGTTTATGTAGTAGTCAAGTAAAAAGCACACGCTTTCAACATCTTGCAAATCGTTAATTCTTGCCCTTGCCTCTTCTTTTGCTCCTATCAGGCGTGTTTCTTTTTCGTTAATGTTTTTGAGTATCTGCTCTGCCCGCTCCAGTTTGTTACATGTATCGGCAAGTTCGCCGCCTGTCACACGGTCTTTCTCATAGTTCATGGACTTGATGTTAAATAAATCTTCCTCTGCTTTTTCACGTTCTCTGTTTAGGGTTCTAAGCCTATATTCGATTTTCTTGACTTCTTCTAAATATTCTGCCGCTATCATCGCTTGCTCCTTACGCCTTTACCACAAAACTATTGATAAACTTTTCAAGCATATCTCCGTTAGCCTTATAAATAACCCTTTCCCTTAATGGTATCACATCGTATGAATAGACAACGCCTGTCTTTCCGTCTGCACTTAAAATCACTTTAAATGGGGTAAATTCGCCGCCGGTTATAGCTTGTATAGTCATTACATAGGACGGCCTGTCAAAACGTATAAAATCGGCGGTTAAGGTAATGCATTTATAGCTTTCTGCTCCCGCTTTGCCTACCATTTGTACTAATCTTTCTCCTACTTTTGTTACATCTGCCCCGAACAACTTTAACATTTCTTTTGCCTTTCTTTCATTAGACGATTTCTTTTTTCCCACCCGATGTATTTACATCTGTCGCAAAAATCAACCTTTTCAGATATTGCCGTGAATTTCATTCCACATACGGGACACTCTTTCTGTGTTATTTCAGGCTTGATTGGTTGGATCTTCTTTTTCACAACTTCTTTCCCTGCCTCTTCCTTTTTCTTTGCCAGTGCCATACAACTATGTTCTATGCAGCAATAGTGCCGTCCTCTTATGCTTCCACCGAGAATCCGCTCGAAGGTCACGAACTCCCTGCCGCACCATAGACACTTCTCTTTCAATTTTGGCAATTCTCCGTCTTTGATGTTACTCATATCTCGCCTTTTCTTAACCTCTCCAGTTTTTTCAATAATTCGTCCTCGTATTTTAGTGCTTCTTCTTTAGTTCGGAACACATTCCCAAGTGCTAATCTTCCATAATCTGTTTCAACGCCAATCCATGTATTTATTGCAACATCAAGAAGTATATTTTCGTTATCGTCATCGTCTATCGTTAAGAAAAAATATTCTTCTCCACATTTAGGGATAAACGGCTTTTTCTTGAATTGGTAACTGTGAAATTTACAGACAATTTGTTTCCAAAACCCCGATTCCCGAAATTCATCATCTATCTCGTGGGAAAACCCGACTTCATCAAACTTGCATGTCCACTGTTTTTCGCCGTTTTCATAGACGTCAAACTCCTCGCCTATATCAACGCCGATTTCTTCTCTCAACACTTCTAAGATTTTTTGTTCCATTGTTTCTGATTTTGTTTCCTCGTTTACCTCTTTTTTCATTTCTTCCACCTCTTCTTTTGTTTCCCCCATGCTTACTACATCAATTTTTTCTAAGCGTTTATATGCAACATACCAACAATGCCCGTTTTTTCCGTTCCAGCTACCAGTATGCCCCCCTATGTCCTTATCGAATTCTACGCCAACAATATCTTCCGATAAGCTTTTTACCGTTCCCTTCATCCCATTTCTAATTTTGGTACCACATATATTGCCTAATCTCGATACAGAAACAATCCTTACCCTGTCTCTAACTTTCAGTTCACTCATTCTTTTACCTCCCGAATTTCTACATATACACTTTCACAAATTCCATAACCTTTAACCTCGTGCGTTTCCACTATGTTATTCATCGTTTCCCACCTCTTTAATGGATATCTCTATCCGTGGATTCTCTCTATCCGTAAATACCTCTTGTAACAGATGTACATACCGCCTGCTATCGTTAGGTATCAGCTTTATGTCTTGCATTGCATCGAGTATAAACTTTGCCGCCGTCATCACGTTATCCTCATCTCGTCTGTTGTCTTTTTCATAGTAGTGTATTGTGACAATAACCTTTTCCGTGAAGTTCTTTGTTATCTGTGGTTTCAGTTCAAGAGCTATCGCCGCCTGTATACGCCGTTTTAAGCCTGCCCCTGCATATTTATTACGCCTGTTCGCATTTATCAGGTCATTCATGCATGGCAACCTGTTTTTGATTACTAACTGAATACCCATACCCATATACCTATTCCAACGAGTGTAAAAAAATTGCCTGCTAAGAGAAAAGTGATGTTTACCTTTAGCAATTCTGGCAATGTCATTGTATAGAATACATCGCCACCGACTTCAATACGTTTCATTTCACACCTCTATCTTCTTCGATAAGTTTCATTATGTGTCTGCCTATTTCCTCTACCACGTTTACCGTAACGGCGTTTCCCGCCTGTTTGTATAGTTGTGAGTTACTGTTTACCGCTGCGGCCTTTTCAAATTGCTCGTCTGTGAATCCTTGTAACCGCCAACATTCTTTAGGGGTTAGCTTTCGTATTCTTACCATAGGATAGCTCTCCATTAGTACCCCCAACTGCCCTTGTGCCGTTATCGTATTGCAAGATTCTTTTTGTACTCTGCCTCGTCTTGTATTCATTGACGGATAGGAAAGGTCAACTCCGTCCCCCGGCATTGCCAATAACGCCCCCGCTTTTGTTGCATTTTTTATCATCACGCCGTGCCTGTCTTGACCCGTCAGCGTAAACATCGGCTCGTCCGGTTCTTTAAATCTTCTTCCGTTTTGCCTCTTTTTTATCCTGTCCGGCGTGAGTACCGCTATTACTCCACTTGATTCTCCCTTGCGATTCGATAGTCCGCTGTTATACCGTGAAATCAAACATCTTGCGTTTTCTGTTATTTTTGGGTTTCCCTTTGATAAATCAACAAACTTATATAATCCTGTTCTTGCTCCCATTCCGCCGCCTTGACTTGACAACGTGCAAGATAATTCCGGTTCATATACCCTACTACCCTGTGGACCGTCTATCACTTTTTTAAGAGTTCGTTCACTTTTTCTTGCGATAGGTAGTAGTTCTCTGCCACCTCTTTCTCTAAGATGTCCGATAATATAAACTCGCTCTCTGTTCTGCGGTACTCCGTAGTCCTTTGAGTTGTAAACTCTCCATTGAACAGTGTACCCTCGTTTTGCCATTTCAGACGTGACTTTGAAGAATCCCCACCCCCCCTCAATAGATAACAAGTTTTTAACGTTTTCTGCGATAATCCATTCGGGTTTATTTGCTTCCGTTTCATCAAGGAGCCGCATAATTTCAAAAAATAGTCCGCTCCTTGTTCCTCGCCCGATTCCTTTTTGTTTTCCTGCGACACTGATGTCTTGACATGGGAATCCGAAGCTCCAAAGAGTGGCATTTGGTAACTCCCAACCTCTGATTTTTCGTACATCTTCACTGAAATACAGTCCTTTCGTATCATAAATTTCTCTATAAGATTTTTGTGCGTATTTATCGAATTCACACCAACCGACACACTTCATGCCCGCCTTTTCAAACCCCGAGTGAAAACCGCCTATGCCCGAGAAAAAATCTATAAATGTAACACTCACACTCACACCTCGCCTCTTCTTAACTTCTCCAGTTTTTCTAACACCTTATCTTTATTTTCAAGTGCTTCTTCCTTGCTTCTGAATACGTTTCCAAGTGCTAACATGCCACAGTCTACGGTACTGTCTACCCATACACTTCGCTTCTCCACAAAGATTATATTATTATTTTCATCACGTTCTTCCACTAAGAGAAAAAAATCTTTCCCGTACTCCGGAACAAACGGCTTTCTTTTGAATGTGTACATGGAAAAGTTACAGACAATATCTTCCCAACCCCCATGCCTATAAATTTCATCGTCTACCTTACAGAAAAAATTGTTTTCCCCAAACCTGTATGTCCCCACCTTTTCATCTTCTTCGTATACATCAAAATCTTCTCCTACATCAACGCCAATTTCTTCTCTCAATGCTTTTAAGATTTTTTGTTCCATTGTTTCTGCTTTTGTTTCTTCTGTGTCCGTTTCTTCAATTTTTTCTAAGCATTCATGTGCGACACACCAACAATGACCTTGCTTTCCGCCCCAATCGCCGTCATGGCCACCCATATAATCGTCAAACTCTACGCCCGCACTATTGTTGGCCGCACAATCGTCACCGCATTCTCTTACGGTCGCTTTCATTCCGATTATAATTTTGACACCTTCCGCTTCCCACTCGCCTAAGTCATCCGGTAAAGAAATAATCCTTACCCTATCGCCAATTTCTAATTCATTCATTTCTTTTCCTCGCTTTCTGTAAAAACTCTTTCAGTTTATCCATTTAATGGTCGGTTTCCCTTTATATCCCTTTTCCCATACATACCAACCAAAAGCTATTGCACTTGACTTAAAACTTCTATCGTTGTTTCTATAACACCCGATTCGAGAACTTGACACATATAGCGTTTTCAGTGGTATCTCCTCAAACATCTTCTTTCTTGCCTTGCTTTCAAGGAATGTCAGCTTTAAGAACATACACACTTTGTTTCCCTCTGTTACAAGGTTATAAGCATGCCTCACAAACTCCTCTGCATACTTATAAGGGGGATTTGTTACAATATCACCGTTAAACGGCTCGTAAACGCTTAGGAAGTTAACTTTTGACTCTCCGTACCCCCTATCGACTAAATCGCTTGCTCTGGCCAAAATACCCATGTTTTTGAACACTTTAGCAAGCTCGCCGTCCCCACAAGCACACTCCCATACATTTTTTAGTTCTTCATTTTCTGCTAAAAGGTAGGCCGCAATGTTGTCTGTTGCGTAGAAATCATGCGGTTCTCGTTCCCTCTCGCTATGATTACTCGCTCCGATAACTGCAAACGGCGTTTGTTTATTTCCTGCTTTCAATTACAACCCCAACTTTCCTTGTGACCGGTCACCCGATAAATAAATCTTTGCCTCGTTCAATACTTCCCTTACTGCCTCGTCAAGATTTTTGTATGCTCCTACTTTGATGTTCTTCTTCCGTGTTTCCATTGGTATATCGTAGTTGCTTATTTCAAAGTTGCCCGTTATCCCGTAGCTTGATACTTCCCCGTCACTATAAGTTACCGATACCTCAACGCTTTCAAACCTCACTACATCATCTTTTATTTCGTTGTCTGATAACGCCTTGCCAATTTCTTCTTCGATAACCCTGTCTATACGTTCAAAAGCTTCCTCAAATTCAGGCCGTGGCGGTTCTACGCTTTCTACCGTTGTTGTTTCAGGGTTCTGAAAATAACTAATCTTTACCCTGTCCCCGTGCTTTACTCTTAAAATATCCATGCTTACCCCCTCTTAAAACATCTCCCTAACCCTATCTTGTATTTTCGCTATAATTCTCATTACATAAAACGCCTTGTTTTTCCACATTTCTCTTTCGTAGCCTGTTTTTGCCGCCTGTTCCAATTTACAGTTGCCGCTAAACTCCGCCATGAGAACGTCTATCACTTTACAAAGTGTGCGTTTTTCAGCCTCTTTAACCTCTTGCAAAGTATATGCCCTGTTAGTCCCTCTTGTACGTCTATCAAGTAATTCGTCTGTTGTTGTGTCTAAAACGTTAGCTATCCTCGTTAAGACTTCGTATTTAGGTTCTTCTTCTCCCGATTCATACTTTAGGTATACCGAGTATCGAACGCCGATTATCTTTGCAAAGTCTTTTGCCGTACTATACCCTTGTTCGTTTCTCCACCTTTTCAGGTTTTCTCTAAAACTCATAATTTACCCCCTCTTAAAACGGTATTGGATCCGATTCGACTTCCCCGTATTTAGCAAAACTCCCCTGTTCAAGCGGTTTAGCTATCATGTTTGCTATAACCTCTGTGACGTAGCGTTTATTACCGCTCTTGTCCTCATAGCTTCGTGTAGAATATCTACCCTCTACAAACACCCTGCTACCCTTTTTTAATTGGTTTCCTACCGCCTCTGCCAAACTCCCCCAAGCTACAACGTTTATCCAGTCGGTTAATTCTTTGTCCTCGCCCTGTTGTGTTGTGTACTTTCTTTTTACTGCCACGGAAAAACTTGCTACTGTTTTACCTGTGCCTGTTGCTCTGATTTCCGGTTCTTTTCCTAAGTTTCCTAAAATTTGTACTGTGTTCATGTTATTTTCCTCCCGTTATTTGCATTTTTTCACTGATTTTCTGTGTAATTTCTTTTACTCTCCCGTCAGCCAGTAGCGTTTCTATCCGTTCTTGCTTTATAGAGTGTTTTGTTTTACCCTCATACATTTTTAAAAACTGGCCACGGATAACATCTTCCTCTGTTCCGGACTGCATAGAGAATAGAGCATCTAACCCAATCGCTCTTGCCACTTCTTCTGCCGCCTTGTCTTTCCATTTGTAGTTTTTCGCCTCATATGGTCCGACTTTTGTAACAACGTGCCTAACCTCGCCCCATGCATCCGCTCCCGCCACCCACACCTTACCGCTTGCATGGTCAATAATTTCTTCACAAAGTGAACAAATACTACCGATTGACGGTGCAAATTCAGATTTATTTGTTCTTATAAGCTCGCCTATTGCTTTACCAACAACAACGTCAGGGTATATTTCCAACATCTTAAAATAAACTTTCATCTTCCCGTCTGTGAAATTCGGATATAGCAACTGCATCATCGCTAATGATTTTTCAATTACGTTTTCACTCAAAATGGAATATCCCCCATTCCCTCACTTAATACTTGCATTGAACGTGCCAATGATTCCTCAACCGTTTTCCCCGAGCGGCTTTCTTTTATGGGATAAAAACTCTTCCATGAAAGCTCTACACTTTGATTTACGATGTTTAATGCGACTGTTTCATCTCCGTTAGACAAGTTGTGTAGCTTTTTAAGTCCCATTTTCAACGCCTGTGTAGTAAATACTTCTTTTCTTTTCTTTGACATCTCCTTTCTCATGCTTACCCATGTTCGCAACGAACCCGATAGACTTTCATTCTTACCTGCAAAGGAAGTGATAAGTTCTTCCCATTCATCAACAGATGATGTCTTACTTCCCTCTCTCCTCTCCCCTAAGGGGGGTAGGGGGGTATTTATATATTGTTCCTTTGTTTCTTTGTTTCTTTGTTCCCTTGTTGTATTTGTTCTTTTATGGATCTGTTGGTCACCTGTTAGCGGCCTGTTAATGGCCTGTTGATGGCCTGTTAGTTCGCTGTTACTTTCCTTGTTAGCCTCATAATCCTTGTCTTGATATTTCCGCCAATTTACTATGGTTATAAGGCCTCCACGCTTTGTTACTTCCCTTGTTAGAAAACCGAGCTTTTTGAATCGGTCAATTCCTGTCCTCACGTTCTGTATTGACACTCCCTTACCGGTCAATTTTGCAAGTTCTTCATAAGAGATGATGAATTGTCCGGGTTGTAAAATTATCTCTTCGCCGTATATGTCGTACTTTTGCTCTTTCCAGTTTGCCAACGAAAGTAGTGTTATAAACAACGCTTTCTGTTCAGGCGTGCTATTGAACCATATTGGATCCTCAAGCGTTTTACGCCATAAACATATAAAGCCTCCGCCTGTCACTTATTCCTCACCTCGCATTTCTTTTATAGATTTCTTCCGCCATTTCCCTATGAGTGTCGTTCCAGTCACTTACCGATTGGATATATTCTTTTAAGTGTTCTCGCCACTTCTTTTCTTCCACTCCGTGACAATACCTGTCGTGACACTTCCAACAGACACAAACAAGATTTTCAAGGGTATCGCTACCCAAAGCCGACCTAAAGACTATATGATGATGATGTATTCCATAGGTACTTCCGCAAATAACACACGATCCGTCACGTTCATCTACCAACTCACATATCTTTTTGTAACCGTTTTTGGATAGCCTTATCCTCTTCATCTTTGGTACAGGGTTAAACATTTCCCCACTCCTCAATCAATAAACTTCTATCTTTAGGGGTCAACGTGTCTATCCCTAATTCCTCTGCCTCGTCTACTATCCAATCTATAAGCCTTGCCATTTCGCTTGAATTGTAGGTAGATGACCCATAATACATACGGCAATCAGTCACAAACGATGTTTCGGATATGATTTCAACTAAATACCCTATCCCTTTACGCTCCCACTCCATTTTTAGCTTGTTATAACCCTCTGTCCTAACCGCTATGTCGGTAAACACGCCTACCTCTTTTATTGCTTTCCTATAGACTTCTTCTTTCGTAGAACGTATTACCGTTGCGATTTTGTCCATGAGTAGCCAAGCGTATGAGTTAGCGTTTAAACTTCTTTTCTTCTTAATCTGTGTTATTTCCGCCTGTAACGGCTTTGTTGTGTCGGGTAGGGTATTTATATCCCTCGTGTTCACAACAAGGGATATAATCGATTTACGAGCGTTTATTGGTTCAACCTTTAGACTGTCTACCTTTAGCTTCATGTAAGCAATTCCTCTATTTTTTTACTGCTTTATAAAATTCTTGCATGGCCTTTTCGATGTTGTTTAGTGTGCGATTTACTTCGTGTATTGTCATTTCTTCTTTTCCCTTTTTGAAAAAAATCTTTGTGAAATAATCAGGATTTACATTTCTTTCATTCAGTGCAGATTCATATTTTTTTAATTCTGCTTGTGTCGCTTTTCTTGTGTTATCTTTTGTTTCTTTTCCCCCTGTGTCTTGTTTTCCTGCATATGTTTTTTGTTTCGGTACTTCTTTTTTATTGCTTGCATGTGGGGTTTCGTCTTTAGGTTCAGTTCTTACGATTTTTCCGTACTTTGTTTCAAACATTCCCCGGTAAACATCTGCTGCAACCCCTATGTTTTTCAGGGCGTTCCCCAGTGCATCGGTTAAACACTTTTTATACGCCTCGTCATCTGCATGTAACCCTGCGGTTTCTTGCTTTACGATAAAATCGCCACCGCAACCGTATATAGGCTCGCTCCAGCTATCGCCGTCTTTTATGTGTAATGCTACTTTCATAAAAATCATTTTCTCCCCGTTTGGTAGGTCTATAATGTTTGTTTCGTCAATGGCAAATTTCCAACCCAAGCCACATAAGCCGTACACTTCGGTCATCGCCTCATATTTCCATTGCGGATTGATGTCCGACTTCCCTTTATTTCTCCCAACTTTAATTTCACCTAATGCACTTACAGGCGGCGTTGCTAATTTTGAATATCTTTCGTCCATGATGACCTCACTTTATCTGAATGTTATGACGTTCTTCGATAAATGCTCCCGATACTTCTTCGCCAGCTTTAATTGCCTTTTTGATACCGATTAAATCAGGCTTTATCTCTTCTATACGCTTTTTAAACTGTTCAGGTATTTTATCTACATCAGCGATTACTCTTTCCGATTTACGCCATGAGATTTTACCTCTTGATGATGTAAATGTTTCTCCGTATTCCATTTGCATTGCAAGATACCGTTCCATTCCGTCAGCCGCCGCCAGTGCGGACTTCTTGTTTTTTGTCATTCGTTTGATTTCTCCGTCATAAGCCTCTGCTTCCGCTTTCTTGTTTTTGATATATCCGAGAATGTCATTTATTTTTTCATCTCGCCGTCCCTCGTTATCATTCCACTTTTCTTCAAAGTCCGGTGCCACTTCGCCTGTTTCATGGTCAACTCCGTTTTCGATTATCTTTGCTCTTTCTCCGTTAATTTCATAAAGTGTCATTCCTGCCATTTTTCATGTTCCTTTCTGTACGATCCGTTTTAACTTCTTAACTCTGCAACCTGTTTAAATATCTCAAACAACATTGTTCGAGCGTTGTTACCATAAGTGATTACTGTTGCCGTGTGTCCGTCTTTGAATGTAATTTCAACGATGTCCAACTCTTCTATGTAGCTAATATCAGCTACTTCATACCCTGCACTCACCAATGCTCTATGTAGGTGAATTAAGGCGTTCTCTTTATGTACCCTGTCTATAAACTCTGTATAATCTTCCATGCTTGTTCTCCGTGTGGTATAATATATATAGAAATTCATTCTTTCTTTTCCTTTGACGGCTGTTCTCATCAGCCGTCTTTTACATTTCATGCAACTCTCCGTTATACCAATCAAATATTTGTATATCCCGGCGTGCTTTTGCATATCCCCATTCACACATGCAGCCTTTACTACTCTGCCAATCCCCCGTCATGATTAGATAGTTACATTTATCTAAGACCCTTAAGCAATCTTCCATTTGTGTTGTAAACCCGTCAGGCGTTCCGTCATAATCAACGTAGCTAAATAGGGACAACGGATTGATTAATATTAAGCACTTGTTTCTTTTACTGATTTCTTCGATAATCGTTTCGGAAAGTGTTATGTTCTTATCCTTTCCGCCGTATGGGTGTGCCACATACGCCACCCCGTCAAGAAATGTCATTTTCTCAACTCCTCTCTATTTCGTTAAGCTTATTCAGAACTTGTAAAAAAACCATTCCGGATATTGCGGCAACCAAAGCGGCGTTACCGTTTCCGTTCTCATCTTCTTTTTTACATCTTTTATAGGATTCGCCGTATTGAATTTCAAGCCAGTTTTCAAGCTTCCTCATTTTTTCTTTATATGTCATTTTCTCGCCTCTCTTACCCTTACGATGACTACTCTGCCCGGCTGTAACTCCGCCGGATCCGTTATGTGGTTGTCCCTCATTGATTGCCACACGAGCTTTCTTAAATCTTCTTTATCCGTGGCAATCTCCGAGCAAATACCCCATAGGGTTTCTCCCTCACGGACTTCTTTTCTATACTCGATTAGCTCGTTTTTCCCCGCAAAGAGATAATCTTTCGCAAGGTCGGCATTGACCGCCACCCCTGCACATAGAGTACTAATGGCAACCATGATTGTTACTGCCAGTGCTTTACTCAAAATGTTCAACCCCCTTTTTTATTGAGTTATAAAAATTTTGGTATTTTTGTAACTCTTTTTTTAATTCCTGATTGTTTCTTTCAAGCCTTGCTCTTTCAGCGGGACTTAACGGTTCTAAATTCCCTACCGCCTCACATTTAAGTACTTCGCTAAGTGGGAACAGGACTTTAGGCGTGTTTTTACAACGTCTGATTGCTCCCGTTTTCTCATGGTCTCGTACCGCTTTTTCTGAACAATTCCACCGTTTAGCCAGTTGCGCAACTGTAAACGTTTCCATTAACGTTTCCATTTATGCCTCTCTCAAAAACTTATTCACAAAGAACGATTGTCCCTTTCCGGTAACCTTTGTCGTTTTTGTAATGACGTTTACCCCGCTACCGTTAATGTACGAACCCTCTTTTATTTCAAACAGTCCCATTTCCATTGCCCGTTGCGTTGGTATGTTCTTTGACGTGCCGCATTTCATCAGATACCCGTCATTCCTAAGCCGTTCAAATAAGCGGTTCTGCCCGATATTACAACCGTTACCTCTTAAAATCTTTGCTAACTCCCCGACAAGAATAGATGTATGAGAAGCCGATACCGCATCTGCAAATAAGACTTTTGGTCTATTTACGTCAATTTCATTCTGCAAGCTATCAATCTTCTTTTTCTGTTCCTCGATAGTCCGTTGACCAATCAACACGGCTCTCGCCATGATTTCAGCTTCGGTCATGTTGTCCGCTCCGCCGATATATCCGCCGGTCTTTCTGATTGCCGGTAAAACCTCGCTCGTTACCCACCGTTTTAACCTCTTTGCCGTTGGTAACTTTGACGATAAGACAAGGCTATATAAACCGCTTTCGTTAATTACAATCAAATTCTGTATTCCACCGGGGGTGTCGCATTTTGCTACCCCCTTATCCTCTTCGGCAACATGGTCAATGATAGCTTTTCTTGAATTGCTATATCCCAAGATTTTTGCCACGTCTTTAGCCACAAAAAACGGTTCTTTATCAATCTCTACTGTTCGGATACTTCCAAGCTCCTGATTTTCAAAAACTCGAATATTGTTCATTCTTTCTTTTCCCTCACTTTCTACATGATTTTAAATCATTCAAATTTGCAAAAAAAATCACTCATACTTAATTTCACTGATAGCCACGCCAAAGTGTTTTGCAAGTGCCGCAACCTTAGAAATAGATACGTTAGCCAAGCTCTTTTCCCAAGAAACATAAGTTGTTGTCGATACTCCTACGGCTTTTGCGGTATCAGCTTGTCTTTCGTTTTTTCTTGCCCGTAGCTCTTTAATTGAATATTGCATTACAGCTCTTAACCCCCTTTCCTTTTGCCTATGTCACAATTCTACATGATTTTAAATCACATGTCAACGGGGAACTTGATTTTTTTTCAATATTTTTCTTTTTTTGATAAAAATATATTGATTTTAAATCAGATTAGTTTTATCATATAGATAAAGGGGGAATTACAATGATTGGTAAAAACTTAAGGTACTTAAGACTTAAAAACAACTTGTCGCAAGACTACATTGCTAACCTCTTAGGGAAAAAATCTTACACGACCATTCAAAAGTGGGAATCGGGGGTAAACGAGCCTACTCTAAGTGATAGTTGGACGTTAGCAAACCTTTTTGGTGTTAGCATTGATAACCTGTTTTCTTTGGACTTAGAAGAATACCAAAACAGAGAAGAACTGGGACAATCATTCGCCTATACATTTATTCCGGCGAAAGTATCAGCAGGTACTTTAGAAGATATAGAGGCGGTATATGACTGCCCTAAAATGAATGTACCCGATGCTATGTTGGGTAAATATGCTCACGATAGAAACATTGTATTCATGGGAGTAAATGGCGAGAGCATGAATAATGTTATTGCAAACGGAGCAATTATCGCCGTTAAAACTGATGTGGAAAGATGTTCATTAAAAGACGGCGATATAGTTGTAGCTTCAAGCAATGGTAGTTACGCCGTTAAACACTTTATAAACGATGTAGAAAATGAAAGAATTATACTTCGCCCCGATTCTACGGATAAAACGTTTACAGATACCGTTATCCCCTATGAAAACGCCGATAGTTTAAAGATTTTTGGTAAAGTAGTTATTTATTCAGTTGTTCTTTAAGAGGTGGTCAATATGGAATCAGAAGTTATTTCAATGTTAGCTTTCGCCGCAATTTTAGGTCTTATCCCTGCCGCTATAGCTAAGCATAAGGGACGTGATTTCGCCTTATGGTGGGTATATGGTTTCGCATTTTTCCTAATTGCCCTTATTCACTCATTCTGTCTATCAAAAACAAAAGAAAAGAGAAAAGAAGAACTGAAACAGGATATAGAGTTAAGAGAAGAAATTAAAGAAGAACTAAGAAAAGAAAGGGACAACAAATGATAATAAGGTTCTTTATCGGTCTGGCGTGTGTTATTGCCACTTTATGGGGACTATATAACATATTCTTTACAGAAGAATACAAAATGCTATCTATAGTTGCTATTATTGTTTCATCTATCATCTTAAAAGAAAGCCAAGGGAAATAAGTCTTGTTATAAATTGACAATATTACTTTTAATTGTTACAATACTTGTAGGTGAATTGGCAGATACCCTACGGGGACTGTCTATGAAAGCCACTGCTATTGTAGCGGTGGTTTTTTCTTTTGCTAAGTTTCAGAAAAGCATATTTTTTAGACTTTAAGTATTAGTATGTACAAAAAATTGAATTATTCAGACTTAGCGTGCTATAATATATATACGATTGAAAACCGTTAGGTTTTGTAGGACGCAAGTCATTTGACAAGCGTCCAATTTTTTTACCCAAAAGAGGTGTAGACAATGGAAAACTTTAAATTTCTCGAACCGATTCAACGGGGAAAAAAGGGTTTATGGTGTCAACGTTTAGCCTACAAAGACGAACATGGGATATGGAAACAGACAAGCAAATCAGGCTTTTTGAAGAAACGTGACATTACAACGGAAGTAAAAAACAACATGCTAAAAGAGGTATCAGCACTTTTGAAAATAAGTGAAGATACCAAAGATATGACGTTGCATGAATTTATAGAGATGTTCTTAGCAGATAGGAAGAACGAACTGGCAGATAACACTATAAGGAGCTATAAACCGCTTCAAAAACGATTTAAGCCACTTTTCAAGAAAGCAATGAAAGATATTACCTATACGGACTGTATCAAGGCTATATCGTGTTTAGACGGCTATTCACAAACAACAATCAAACAATCTATAACCCAACTGAAAACACTATTTAAATTCGCCGTTAGATACAAGGTTGTTTCCCATAACCCGATAGCCGACTATAGCTACAAGTCTAAAACAGAAACAAAAAACAAGCTAAGAATACTCAATGAAAACGATATGGAACGCTTATTAGACTACTACCACGAACAAAATAAAGAAGTTTGGATCATACTATGCCTTATGAGATATTGCGGTTTAAGGAAAAGTGAAGCGTTAGGTGTTTGTTGGAAAGATATATCTGACAAGGAACTATCAGTTAGCCGTCAATACATAAAAGCAAATGACGGTACATACAAATACAGTCCGCTAAAAACAAAGAACTCATACAGGACTATACCGATACCGGTTAAATTACAAAACGCCCTAAAGGAATACGAACGCTATCGCCCTATCTTTAACAAGAATAACCGGTTAACAAGCCTAACCCACATGGTTTATTACATCAAAAAGATACTACCCACACATACGCCACATGATTTTCGCCATACTTACGCCACAAAACTATTAGCAGAGGGTGTTGATATAAGAACCGTTGCCAGTCTTTTGGGGGACACGGTATCTACGGTAGAGAACGTTTATATCCATTACAGTGAAGAAATGAGAAAGAACGCCGCAGAAAAACTGAATAAAATCTTCGGATAAATTATTTTTGACAAATTTTTGACAAAAAAATAAAAAAGTTAGGTTTTATCGAGCAAAACTTCCATAATTGAAATATGTTTTTAAAAT